ACAAACTGTATTTAGAGGAGATAAAACTTTACAAAAATATTTAAGAAGCCAACCCTACAATTATAATGAAAGCAGAGGATATATTGATATTACACTAAATAGATCTCACGTGGATAGATCGATTGCAGCAGGCGATGATGTAACAAAACAATTTCAAGGAATGGATGCGGGGGATATAAAAATACTAGGGGCAACCGTTAATAACGTATTACAAAAAGATTTAGAAAGAGCTTTAGTAAATTATATTAAAAATAAAGATGTTAAAAATTCGAAAAGAATTATTGGTGAAATGAATGATTTTTTTATTGGAACAAAACTTAATGATCCTAGTCCTAATTTTCCAAAATTAAATGCGGATGATTATAAGTGGTTAGATAAAAATAAAGTTGTTAAGATACCTACCATAAGTGTGGGAGCAGGAAGACCTTTTAAAAACACAGATGCAGTGCTTTTTGGTACAAGAGAACAACCGAGTGCTTCAGAAATATTGAAGGGTGAATTAGTTGCAAGACAACTAAATGCTGCAAAAAGAGCTTACAAAAGAGAAAAAGGTAATGTAACAGACTTTTATAAACTTCTAAATCAGGGAGGACTAGTTGGAGACATGGAACCAGTTAAAGCAAGTGTAGGTGGTTTTTTTAAAAAACTATTTACTGATCCACCAGCATTTAGAAAAGAAGGCATGGACGTTACGGATCTAACAGGTCCTACTAAAGCTCAAACACAAACACTAGAGTCACTATATCCAAACACTGCGTTTCCCGAATACGTGCCAGGTGAAGTATTCTTTTCTAATTTTGATTTAGCTCTTAGCAAAAGAGATGCACCATTAGTATTTAACACAAACAAAGAGTTTAGAGACTACATGAATCAATCAGGTGTTGGATCTGATGAGCTTGATGATGCAAAAGTTTTGTCGTTTGTAAATTCTAAATTTAAAGAAGGACAACCAGTATTAGCACAAGACTTACTATCTATTGCAGCACAGTCTCCTGTAAGAAACATTTTTGTTGATGGATATGGTTTTCGATCAGACAAAATAAACGCTGCTCCGAAAAATGTTTTAGATTACACTGGTAAAATTATCACTAAACAAGGCGAGCCTGTATTTAAAAATGTTAGTTACGCTAATACAGGATTGCTACCTGGTGCGCAGGACAATACGTACAGAGAAAGAGTCATGCGTCTTAGCAAAGAAGACCTACGTGGTGACCCTGGAAGCGTGCCTGGTGGAGGAGCTGCACATACTTTCGGAGATAGTGCTGATAACTCTGGCAATTATGTCATGGCTTGGACAAGACAAACAGACAGACAAGGAAACATTGTACCAGGTCAAAGTGTTGATAGACAAACAGGTGAAATAATAACACCATCACAAATAGCTGATCAAACTAAACTTCAAGACATTGAAGCAAAAATAAATAAATTATTTGAAGATCCTATTTCTGGTTTACAGCTTGGAGATGACGGTCAATTTTTAGCAGAACAGTCAGGTGCAGTAGCCTCACAAGTACAAAGACTTGTTGAAAATTCAAATGGTAGACTTACTAACGCAAAAGCGTATGAGATTTTACTTGGGCAAGCAAAATCAAAACAAAAACAAATAAAAAATTTACAGAGTCAGTATAACGAAGAAGTAGCAAGACTAAAAAACTTTAAACCAGAATCAACAAAAGAAATTACCACCACTGTTATCGATGAGCTACAATCTGATGTTTTTCAAAATGCAAAAAGAAAAGCTACAGAATTAGCTATAAGATTACAGGTAATGGCAGAGGACGGAATACCTTTGTCTCAAATGCGTGATGAAGAATTACTTAAATATTTTCAAAATCCAGCAGAACTGGGATTAGAAAATATTAGACCTGGCAGTGTATTTAGACCAGTTGGAAAAACAAAAGAAGAGTTAATGGCACAGTACAACGAGCTGATGTCAATGCAGCAACAGCTTACAGCTTTAGCACAACAACCAGCATACGCTATCACTCCTGCTAATGTAAATTTATACCGAGACACAATAAAAGGTAGACAAACAGAAATATTAGATGAGATGTCAGAGAATATTTCAAATGACTTAATATCAAGTTTGTATCCAGATTTACCGATGAAAGATAGATTACAATACGCAGATGCTTTATCTAAACAAGCAATTGCAGAAGCAGCATATAGATTGTTTGTTGAAAAAGATCCAAACGCACCAAAGTATATTTCATTTATGTCGGGAGAAGTTGTGGCAGGAGATGCTTATAACCAAGCAGGTAGAGCTAGTACATCTGTAGCAGAGAGACAAGCTGATAAACAAGCTAGAATAGAAGATTTTAAATCACAAATTAGAGACGGATCAACATCAGCTCAGATAAGAAAATCAGAGTTACCTGGTGTTGGCACAGATGAGTTTTACGGTGGACCGTTATCTAAGTCTGTAGAAGGTGGTCACTATACAAGCACAATGGAATCAATATTCAAAAAGATCGCACAGCAGTATGGATCAAAACTAGAAATTATTAATGTGGCAGCTTCTGAACCTAGAAGAGTAACGAGCTATAGAATAATTAATCAAGATACTGGAGCAGAAATGGGAAGAGGAGAGACATACAGGCAGGCGGAAAGAATAGCTAATGATTTAGTAGATACAGAGGGTGGAAGATATACCATTGATAGTAAACCAATTTTCGAGTATGATACTAGACCAATATTTGGTATGGAACTAACACCACAAATGCTACAACTATTTAAGGCATATAAGTAAGGAGATTTATGGCAGTTGAAAAACCAGTAAGCTACGATGATGGACCAGTTCAACAGCAAGCAGTTGATATAGAAATACAAGATCCAGCACAACAAAATGTAAGAATGATGGATGACGGTTCTGCTGTCATTAACGAAGTTCCAGAACAACCACAAATGGATTTTGGCTCAAACCTAGCTGAATTTATGTCCGATGATGACATGAATGTCATAGCGAATGAGCTTATAGGAAAATTTGACGAGGACAAATCTTCAAGAAAAGATTGGGAAGAAACATATACAAAGGGATTAGATTTACTTGGATTTAAGTACGAAGAAAGATCACAACCGTTTCAAGGAGCTAGTGGAGTTACACACCCTGTATTAGCAGAGGCTGTTACACAGTTTCAAGCGCAGGCATATAGAGAACTATTACCTGCTGGTGGGCCAGTAAGAACACAGATTGTTGGAAAAGAAAATTTACTCAAACAACAGCAAGCAGAACGTGTGTCTGATTTTATGAATTACCAGATTATGCACGTAATGGAAGAATACGATCCAGAGCTAGATCAAATGTTATTTCATCTACCGCTTGCAGGATCAGCATTTAAAAAAGTTTATTTTGATAATAACCTTGGCAGAGCTGTATCTAAGTTTGTACCAGCTGATGATATTGTTGTGCCTTACACAGCAACAGATCTACAAACATCAGAAAGAGTTACACATGTAATCAGACGATCAGAAAATGAAATAAAAAAGATGCAGGTTACAGGAATGTACAGAGATGTTTCTCTATCAGTATCTACTGAAGAAGATAGAGTTTTAAACAAAGAAAGAGAAATATCTGGTGTAGAAAAATCAGATTATGCAGATGATATGTACACTCTTTTAGAGATACATTGTAATCTTGACCTACCAGGATTTGAAGATCAAAGTGGTGTGAAGCTACCATATATAGTTACAGTTGATGAGGGTAGTGGTAGAGTTTTATCAATATATAGAAACTACCGTGAGAACGATCCCCTTTACAGAAAAGATCAATACTTTGTACATTTTAAATTTTTACCAGGTCTAGGTTTCTACGGCTTTGGTTTAGTGCACATGCTTGGTGGTTTATCAAGAACTGCTACAGCAGCGCTTAGACAGTTAATTGATGCAGGTACATTATCTAATTTACCAGCAGGTTTTAAAGCAAGAGGTCTTCGTATTCGTGATGATGACAATCCTTTACAACCAGGTGAGTTTAGAGATGTAGATGCACCAAGTGGAGATCTACGAGCAGGTCTATTACCTCTTCCATACAAAGAGCCAAGTCAAACTTTATATGCACTTCTTGGATTTGTTGTACAAACAGCAACAAGATTTGCAACAGTAGCAGATCAAAAAATTGGTGAGAACCTAGGAGCTAATGCACCTGTAGGAACTACTATGGCTATGATGGAACGTGGCACAAAAGTCATGAGCGCAATACACAAAAGACTGCACTACGGACAAAAAGTAGAGTTTACTTTACTTGCACAAATCTTTGCAGAGTTTCTACCAACAATGTATCCTTACGAAGTTGAGGGTGGACCACCACAAATTAAGCAACAAGACTTTGACGGTAAAGTTGATGTATTGCCTGTATCTGATCCTAATATTTTCTCTGTATCACAGAGAGTTGTATTAGCACAAACACAGTTGCAGTTAGCACAAAGCAATCCTCAAGCACACAATGTGTATGAAGCTTACCGAAGAATGTATGCTGCTTTAGGTGTAACTGATATATCAGCTATCTTACCACCACCTCCTGCACCAGCACCAGTAGATCCTGGTATGGAGAATGCAACAGCATTAAAGCAACAACAATTAAAAGCGTTTCCACAACAAAATCATGATGCACACATAAATGCACATAGAGGTTTTATGTCATCTATTTTGGTAAAAAATAATCCTGTTGTAATGGCAATTTTGCAATCACATATATCTGAGCATATTGCTTTGCAAGCAAGAGAGCTAATTCAACAGAAATTCATGGAGCAAATGCAACAATTACAGCAAGCAATACAGCAAGTTCAGTCACAAGAGCAAGAACAAGAGCTACAAATGCAAATTCAACAAACACAATTGCAAATGGAAGGTGAAATTGCGCAAGCAATTAACGAAATGACAACGCAAATGATCACAGAAGAGCAAGAATCAATGGAAAATGACCAAGAAGATCCGCTTATAAGACTAAAAGAACAAGAAATTCAGCTTCGAGCTATGGAAATGCAAAGAAAAGACCAAGAAATAGACAAAAAACTTGAGGTTGAACGTGAAAGAATTGCTACAACTGACAAAATTGCACAAGATCGCATAGATTCACAAGAAGATATTGCGCAACTTCGTGCAAATGTTAACCTTTCTAAGCAAAAACAGTGAAGAAAAGCGAAAAAAAAGTCGCAAAGGTGATGCGTGAGTTTAAAAAACGCAAATTAAATATAGGCAAGAGCAAAAAAAAGGTTAAATCTAGAAAACAAGCGATAGCAATAGCGCTTAGTGAGGCAGGAATAGCAAAAAATGGCAAACGCAGAAGAAAAACTAGCTGATTACTTTAATAAGCTAATGATGATATCAAAAAACACTGGCAAATCTGCTGAAGATAGTCTACTTCTAGCAGGTGCGATGATGGCAGTAGCAAAAGTCATTTATCATGAACATTTGACGCCTTCTGAAGCAAAAGATTTGGAAAATCATAATGGTTATGATATTCTAGAACTTATTAAACCGACGATACATTAGGAGTTTTATGTCAAGAGAAACAGAGCTAAAAAATTTCTTTAGAAAATCAAAGACTAGAAAGAGATTGGGTTTAAAACCAGGAACTAGTATTGGTCCAGCTGGAGCTTCTATTGTAAGTGATGATGGTATGAGACTTAAAAATACATCTGGCGATCCAAATAAAAAATTAAAAACACTTCGACAACTTGCGGACAGCTTAGATACTCCACTACCTACAGCAGGTGTGGCTAGCGCCATAAGAAAAGCTCAAGGAAAAGCAAAATCAGAATTAACAGAAGAACAAATAAAAAATATTTTAAAAGAAGCTGAACAAAAAAAGGACATAGAAGGCAGTCCTCATCAAGGTGTTAAAACTGATCAAGAAGGTAATCCTATTTTATCTATTGCAAAAGGTGGCATGGTTAAAAAGAAAACAAAAAAGAAAAAATCCAAAGTAGCTGGTAGACTAGCGAAACGTGGATATGGAGCAGCGAGAAAATAATGAGTAACATGAAAAGATATTTGGAAGCACAGCAAGCTAGAGCTGATGCAGCAAAAGGATTCACCAATCTTAAAAGCAAAATATCAAAAGGAAAAGGTGGTACAATAAATTATGGTGGTAAAAATGTCATAAGCGTAATACCTTTAACTGGTGGATTTACTACTGAGGTAAAAAAAATAGCTAAAGGCGGACTACAAGAAGCAACAGCAAGATTAAAAGCACAAGGTTTGAAAAAAGGTGGATCACCGAAGAAAAAGAAAAAGTTTCCTGATCTTAGTGGAGATGGAAAAGTGACAATGAAAGATATTCTTATGGCACGTGGTGTGATTAAGAGAAAAACTAAAAAGAAGGGTAAAAAGAAATGAACTTTAAAAAAACAAAAGTAGAAGTGGTTAAACAATCTAACCCTTTTCCTAATATGAAAGTTTCATCTGATGCTGCTATTGTATACTCACCTTTTGTTGTAAAACAAAACAAAGGTGCAGGTCCAAAAGGGCAGACTAGCAACATGCAGATCAAAAAAGTTGCTTTTAAAGGCGTAAAGTAATAAAACCCTATCAACAAAGGAGGATTGTATGAAACTAGTACAAGATCTATGGGCACACTTAAAAGAGTGGTCTGATTGGAGCATGAAAGATTGGATTAAAGCTGCAATAGTAGCAATAATCGTAATCATTATTATAGGAGCAATCTAGAATTTATGTGGCAATTACTTGCTAAACCTTTACTTGGCGTCGTCGCTGATGGCGTCAAGGGTTTTGTAGAAACAAAAAAAGCAAAACAAGAATTAAAATTAACAACAATAAAAGCTACTCAAAAACTTAAAGAAGACCAGATAGCTGGTAAAGTTGCATGGGAGCAAAGCGCTGTCGATCAAATGAAGGGCAGCTGGAAAGATGAGGTAGCATTAATTGTCCTACTACTTCCAGCAGTTTTAGTATTCACGCCCTTACAAGAACATGTTCATCAAGGGTTTATCGCCTTGCAAGACCTACCTTCGTATTATCATAATTTGTTATATATTGCGATTTCAGCAAGCTTTGGCATCAAGGCAGGATCTAGTGCAATAGGAATGTTTAAAAAGAAATAATGTCTGATAGATATATTAAATATAAAGGCACTATGAAACCACCGTCGCCACCTTTAGCAACGGATAAACTTTTAAAAGAATTACAAAATGCAGGATTTAGACAGGGTAAAGATTATGAGGTTGTAAGTAAAAAAATAGCTTTTGAAAAAAATGCAAAAGGTGGGTTGGCAAAGAAAAAAACAAAAACAGTTAAAAAGGTTGTAAAAGCTTTAAAGAAAGCATCAAAAACACATGCTAAACAAGCAAAAACATTAAATAAAGTTATTAAAAGAAGGGTGAAAGTTTGAGTTACGAAGAATTATCAAAATCAGTAAAATTAAGTGAAGGTTTTAGAAATAAAATATATCAAGATACCGAAGGGTTCGACACGATCGGTTGGGGTCATAAAGTTGTCCCAGCAGATAATTTCGTTGCTGATAAAGAATACAGCGAAGAAGAATTACAAACAGTATTTGATAAAGATTTAAGCAGGGCAATAGCTCAAGCTAAACAATTAATGACTCAAAACGGTATAGAAGATTTACCAGAAACAGCTCAACACGTCTTATCGGAGATGTGCTTTCAACTTGGACAATCAGGGGTGTCGA